TCATTTGCGCTCGTTGGTGTAACTGTTGCTGAACTTGTAACGGTTTGAACTCTTGGCGTAATATCAGCTTTTGCATTAAATGTACTCCAATCTGTTGAACTTAACGCACCTCTTTTGGTTGCGCTTGCAGTTGGTAAATTAAAGGTATGAGTATCTGTTGCCGAACTAATAGCGAAGTCAGTTCCACCTATACCCGTTGCAAATGATTGTACTTGTTCAGTAAGTCCATTCAAAGCTACTAATCCCGTTGTAAACGTTGTTATTAATTGTCCTAAATGACTATCCTGAGTATGTAGTTTAATTGTTTTGCTACTATTATTTACATAAATTCTTATAGCTAATCTGTCGGTTAATGCTAATACAGTTTCAGGAACTGCCAAAGATGAAAAATAAGGCTCGATAGCGGTTCCGTTTGTTATTCCTTTTGGAACTACTGAATTGGATGCGATTAAAGTAAAAGTAGTCCCATCGTATTTATATAATTCAGTATAAAATGAAGGACTACCGCCAGCACTACTTGAACTAAAATAGTATTCTAAATTCCAATTACCGACGGGTATTTTTAGTAAGGAAGGGTCGGCAACGTCTGTTATAAAATTTGCAATATATCCGTTTGTAGCAATAGTGAAGTCAACTCCCGTACCTATCACAGCAGTATTACTTAATTCCAAATAAGCATTACCCCCAATAGTTCCCTGACTTGTACCACCATTAATATAGTAACTTACAGAAGAACCGCCTCCACTTGTACTTGAAACGATTGGATTTAATGGGTCTGTATTATCAATTGTTACATTTGTACCTGCAACAACACTTTCAATGTACGATGTTGGGATGTCCCCATCCCTATTAAAACCCGTGTATTTCAGAACTTCCAGTCTTAACATCAAAGCTTGTGCGCTCGCAAATGTTTCTGGCGTTCCTATATCGGTATCATCATAAACTGTTATGTCAGTATATGAATATTCCCTTCTATTGCTTCCACTTTCTTCAACTATTTTGAAGGTTGAAGCGTCTGTTTTGCAATAGAATTTAGATAAAATAAAATCACTTGCATCACTTGGAACGTGTAACCAAGTTTTAAGGCTTTTTTTGCGTATTTCTAATGTAGCCATATTTAGTAAGGTGTATTGTTATAAACTTTTAAATGCAAATTAATAAGCAAACCAGTTGCTGCTAATTCAGTAACTGAAAACTGGAATGTTGTAGTTGTTAATGGTTTAAAAACTATATTACCAATATTGTTATCATTTAATATATTTCCACTTGTTGACTCACACGCAAAAAATACGCTGTAATTAATTGACGGCATTGCATTTGACAAAGTAACTGTATATGTATTTCCTGATCCACCAACTGTGTTTAAAATACAAGTTACTATATTACCGTCAACTGTGCTACTGTCGCCAACTGTTCCAGCATTTGGATTAACACCTACTACCATACCGCTATTTAATGGTAAAACAGCCTGTATGTTGCTAATTGTTGTATTTAAAGTTGTTATTAAACCGTTTAAAGTTGCAACATTATCAAACAAAGTATCTGTAATTTCTTGTTCTACATCTGCGTGTTCTACTTTTACTACTTTGGGAGTCTTATTTCTAATGTTATCATTAATAAGGTCCGTTAATTCTGCTTGTGTCATAATTTTATATTAAATAATCTGTTGAATAATCTGAACTATCATAATCCCCTGAAACAATATTAAAGCTAAAACTATACGCTTTTGAAGTTTCAACACCAATTGAAAATAAACCTGCTGGAATTTCAATTGTATAACTTCCAACGCTTGCAATAAATAAATTCATAGGTGTAATAAAATAATCACCATCAAATGAAATATCGCCGCTATTGTATTCATGTATAACAATTCCTAAACTGTTTTTAACTTTTATTTTTTCAGGAATAACAATTCTTGTAACTTCTGTATTTACAAATAATTTTATTTCTGGCACAAATTCAAAAATACTAATTTGTCCAACTGGATTAATTGCAGTTATTTTTATGCTTTGATAAATTTGATAATCAAAAGTAAAAAGGTCGCTGTTGTTTATGTATGCAGAAAATTCCCCTTCTGATAAATTAGAATAGCCTAAGCGTTCCGACCCTTTTACATTTGTTTTATTGGTCATTCTTAATCCATCAATATAAATAATATCGTGAATCAATAATATATTAATCCTTCTAAATACAAAAGGATTTATATTTACAAATTTATATTGGCTTAATTCTTTAAATAAAGCCCTTGTACTGATTGTATTACCTTTGCTTATCTGATAGTAGTCTTTTACTTCCGTTTCATTATCTAAACGGTCAAAAAAACATCTTAAACGGATTGATTGATAAAAGTCTAAAACATCATAAGAAATGCCGTGAAAATATCCGTTTGCTTTATAGTCAAAGCGTGTTGTTTGTTCTTCGGCTTCTTCAGTTATTAATATTTCATTTGAATACCAAATATCTGATCCAGTAGTCTTAACAAATTTTAGTTTTACAGGTTGAAATCCAAAATCAATAGTAAGAAAATTTAATTCAAAAGCTATTTGTTGAACCCCTTTAATGTCTGTAAATTCAAATATTGATACATTTGTCGTTATGTCCGCTAAAGTGTCATTTTGACAATTAACAACAAAGACGGCAAAGTCGGTATCAAACGCAATACCGTCAATGTTATTAGTAATTTGTAAGTAACTTTCTGAAGGTAGTAATTGAACGCAATCAGAATAGTTTATTTGCGAAATTTTAGGATTCTCATTGTCCTCTATTTTCGATAATTTTATAAAACTATAATCCATTTAAAGCGTCTGATAAGGTTACTACATTTGTATAAATAATTCCATTAACTTTAATTTTATTAAACCTTGTAGGATTTATTAATGGTATGTTATTGAAATCATACAAAGTTACAAAAAAACCATCAATTTTAAACCACTTTCTTTTTAATATGATATTATTATAGCCTACTTCGTTAATCGTTACTAATTCAGTTCCTAAAGTGTCAATAGTTACAAAGTCGCTTTCATTTCTTTGCTCACCCTCAATTGTTAATAAATTAGTTACCCATTCATAATCTAATTTAGTAGGATGTATTTTTAAAACCCTGTTATTTGTGTCAACAACTCTTATAAATCCTTTTTGAGTGGCTAAATTATCGAGTAAAGTTTTAACCGTTTCAAATTCTGCAACAACTTTTGTTTTATAATACATCGGTGATAAAATAGCATCACTTAAATCAGTTACATTAATATTGCCACCCTCAACAGTTGCAACCGTTTCTGATCCGTATTTTGTTGAAAGTAAACCGTTATTTTTAAAGAATGTATTTTGTATTATTCCACTTGGTTTGTATTTTGATGCAGTTTTTAAATAACTGCTCCAATACTTCATATTTCTTTTAATTGAATACCTTAAATTACTAAAATTGTCGCCACTTGACAAATTAAGTATTTCTGTAAATCCTTCATTTGTTCTATTTACATAATTTACATTATTTAATGGATATTCAGTTTTAATAAATCCATCACCTTCAAAACTTGGTGTAAATCCAATAGGTAGTAATAATATATTTGTTTCATTTATTGAATATACAGTATAGTTACCTATATTTTTACCTGCAATTATATTAAAGTCAGAACCTACTATAAAACCAAGTAAAGTCCAATTAAATGGAATGCCTGAACCATCCAAAGTGTTATTTAATATTTCTAATTTTCCAGCGTTTAAACGCATTAATAATCTCGAACCAAATCCCCCCATTGATCCACTTGGCAAAGGATAAATATCTATTAAAAATATTTTGTCATCATTATCCAAAGAGGTTGTTTCTTTTGTATTTATGCCCTGACGCCTTGCACTTTCAATACTGAACGGATCACGAATGTGATTTACTTCAACTTTTTTATTGTTTTCAACAAGTTTATTAGGCATTAAAAATTGAGCGTCCGTATGTATGCTATCAACTGTATTAGCTTCATCTCTATTTTGTTCGTAACTCTTATAAGAATAATTAAAAGTGTTAATAGTATATCTGTCATTAAAATTTGTATTAAAGTCGCTGTCTGGAGCTTGTAAATAACCCCCTAAGTCTACATTATTATAAAAGTCATTATATTGCCCTATAAACACATTGTTTTGGTTTATCTGATAGTCTGCATTAACTTCTTGCAATCCTTCGCTTAAATCCTTGAAACTAACGTAAAACGGCTTGTCTGTAAACTGTCTTATTAATTTACCATTGAATGCAAATTGTTCGTAAAATTCCCCCTCAATATCTAATTTAGGTGCATCAACTGTTAATCCTGATATTGATTTTATATTTTGTTTGAATAAATCAACATAACGAACCCCTTTAATAATACTGTCTATTGAAGTTGAAACCGCATTTACTTTAATATTAAAATCTCTGTGTACTACGTCAACATTGCAATCAACATAACCAGCAGAAGCCCAAAACATCCAAATTTTACTGCCTGATTCTATTTCGTCAATAGTAAATTCAAAAGTATCGTTTAATAATACAGTTTTCTCAACACCTGATCCCCAAGTATCCTCATACATTATTTGCCTTGTAGTTGAAGAAATAGAAGGATCAAAAGTATCACCCCAACACAAATATAAAGCCATAAAACCAAAGTCAGGTATTACGCCTTGCGTTACTGTATAAGTCATATCAATAGTAGCCTTTACATTGATTTTACTTAATCTATTTTGAGCGTAAACCAAACCAAATTTATCAAAATCTAAAAAATTACCTGTATAGATTGTGTTTTCTAAAAAGCCTAATGAATTTTCAATTCCATAAGTTACATTTGTTTGAGCAAAATTAAAGCCACAAAAAAACTTAACTGGATCTGTTGAGTCTACTGGAAAACTATTTGATCCAACGCTTTTCCATTCGCTCGCTTGATATAATGGTTTTGCCTTTAATAAAATGCTTTCAGTTTCTAAAGGTGTTATTGTGTTTAAATCCAAATCTTTATCACTAAAAACATCTACATTTATATCCTTTCGCCTGTTAATTATAGCCCTGTTATTTTCCTGAATTACTTTACATTCAAAATAAGTAAGTAAGTCTGTTTTTGCCATTTGAAAGTCTAACAATCCAACGGTAAAAGTAACACCGTTTTTTTTCAATATAAATTCAACCTCACTTTCAAATCCGTATGTTTTATAATAATCTAATAATTGGAATAAACCCATTGTCAAACCATTGTCAAAAATGCCATCATAAAACTCCAGACTTACTTCCTCATTTCCGTAGCTTATATCCCTACCGTAACGCCCTTTGTCTTGTTCAACTGTAAAACTTGCACCATCGAATTTAACAGGCTCGGTAATTTGAACCAAACCTGTTGCATCATTTTTAAAGTTTAAATAAAATGTAAAATCTTCCATTATACTATACGTCCTTTTGTTGTTAGTCTACTATTTAAAACCTCTCTTGTTCTTCCGTTTGAACTTATCATTTTCTTAAAACCGTTTTCATTTATATCAATTGCAACCTCATTTGATCCGCTGTATTTTCTAAAAACACTTTCAAGATCCTCTTTATTTATTCCGTTGGTTTGGTTTGTCTGCAAAGGTGAAATACTATTTTTCAAAAGTAGGTTATTAATTTGTTTACTCCATTGATCAGGTGTGAAAATTTGCGTTCCTTTTGGTGCGTCCACAACTTTATTCCTTCCTTTAAACTGTCTTATTTTTCCGTCTGGTGTTACTACTGTTTCTTGATATTTTGAACCCTTAGCATCATTAATTAACATTTTACCACCTTCATGAACCCCACCTTCTGCAAATGCTGGAATTTCTTGTGATGCTACCATAGCTAATTGAGCTGCTCCAATTGCGCCAACTATCAAAGATAATGGAATACCTGCAAATCCTGTTTTTCCTAATGTAGCAATAATAGCCTGTGATGTATTTATTGCAATATTAAACATAGCCAATCTTTTTTCACTTTCAGCTTGCCTTCTTTGTATTGCTTTTCTTTTTTCTTCATACTGTCGCTCAATTTCAGCTCTGGCTGTTGCACTATTGCCAGCAAATGCAATTGATATATTTTTTTGTTGTTCTAAACGTGCGTATTCAGAATTAAAACGAGCCTCGCTTTGTTTCATTAATGTATTAGTCAATTCCTGACCTATTTCCATCATTGCTACGGCAGTAACTTTCCAATTATCACCAAAGCCATCAATCTCTTTATTTAATACTTTAAATAGTGTCGGCATACCTGATTCACTACCAAACTGATCATAAAATCCTTTTAAATATCCTTCCTGATCTTTTGCCAAATCAGCAAGTATTTTTTTTGTATCAGCAGCTTTTGATATGTCAATCATAGGAGCTAACGATGGACCTTTTGTAATCTCATCAATTGACTTTTGTAATCCGTCAATTATAACTTGAAATGCTTTGTATTCTATTGCAGTATCAGAAACTTCCTGCTGAACCTTTTGGTATATTGCTAATTGATCCCTTAATGTTTGTAAATAATGTTTTGAACTTTCTAAATTTTCAGAAACGCTTTTAACCTCTTCTCTTTTTGCGTCTTTATTTTTCTTTGTGGATTTTGTATTATTATCAATTTCTTTATTTTCTTTTACTAAAGCATTTTTTAAAACTTCAACACTACCAATCCTTCTATACATTACTTCGTTTAGCCTTTTAATTTCTTTGTAATTTTCAGCTATTAAGTTTGTATTTTCTTTTGTCAATTGACCAAACGGACTCCTTGCCCCTGTTTTTTGTATATCCTTATTTTTTTGTGTTAAGTCATCAAACTTTTTCCTGTCGCTTTGTATTTTTTCTTCTAAACTTAAAATTATTGAACGAACTTTTTGCTCTTGTTCTGGAGTTCCTTTATAGTTTTTAAGTACGTTTTCCGCTTCTTCTTTACCTACATTTTTAATCTCTATTAATTGTTCTTTTCTTATTTGAGTATCTGATTTTAACCATTCAGTAAACTTTGATAAATCTTTTTGAAATTTGCCTAAAACTTGCGATCCAATTCTCGATATTATACTTTCTCCATAATTTAACTGTCTAATAAAATCAGTCCAAGAGTTTGTTAATCTTGTTTGAGCAGCTGCTAAACTTTCAACCCTGTTTTTATTTTCAATTCCGTATGTTATCTCTAATTGTTTTGCAAAAGCTGGCAATACTTCAGATGCTAAAACTTTACCGTCTTGCATCATTTTACCTAATTGCCTTTCAGTAACTCCCATAGATTTAGCCATAATACCAAAAGCTCCAGGTAATGCCTCACCTAATTGTCCTTTTAGTTCTTCTGCTGAAACAGTACCTTTTGACATCATTTGATTAAGCGCGACAAAGGCTCTGTTTTGAGCGTCAACACTTAAACCCATAAATCCAGCGGACTTTGCTACACTTTCAAAAATTTGCTGTATTTCTTTACCGCTTATTTTATCTTTTGCACTTACATAAAATTGAGTAAATTGCTTTGTAAGTCCATTTATTTCAATTCCGTATTTTTCAGAAATTGAACTTAAAAACGCTTGGCTTTCTGCAAATTTAGAGTCTGTTTCAACTACTTGTTTAAGTGCTAAATCAAGCGATTGAATTTCTTTTGTTGTATTAAATATATCTTTTGCAATATCTGCGAATAATGTTAAACCGCCAGCAATACCAAAGGCACTCATTAAATTTCCTATTCCTGCAATAGCTTGAGTTGGGTAGTTACCTACATTTCTATTAAATTTACCTACTGCCGCATCTGCTTGAAGTACTTTTTTATTTAAACCGTTAAACTCATTTTGCGCTTTGTCTAATTCGTTATTATATTCTCTTTGTGTTTGTGTTGCATTTTTACCGCGTGAAATAATATCCTGAACACGTCGCGCACTTTCGGCTTGTTGTTTACTTAATTGTAAATAGGCACTCGATAATTTTTCATTTGCAATCCTAACGCGATCAGCTTCTTTTGCCTCTTTATTTGCCAGATCAATATTAGATTTCCTTTGTTGGTTTTCCTTTATTTGCGTTGCAATTATCTTTTGCTTTTGCGTTTCAAGTTTATTTGTATCGGTTAAAAGTTTTCTTTCGGCTGCTGAAAGTTCACCAGTTAACTTTATATTTTCCTTTATTTTATCGTTTAAATCCGTTACGCTTTTAGGTGATTGACCACCATTGAATGAAAGTTGTAGTTTTGAAATTGCTACTACTTCCTCGTGTGTTTTTGTCAATGATTTATATAACGCATCAAGTCCAGCTTGTGCCTCTTTACTTACTATTAAATCAATACTATTTGCCATTCTTTTGTAATTTTATTGTTTTTTCAGCTTGTTTTTGGAATTCAATCCACTCTTTTACCGTAATTTCTTTTGCATCTAATTTGTACTTTAATTCTAAAATACGACTAACTGAAATTAATTGGCTTTCTATACTTTGGCTTTCCTGTTGATCATCTTTTTTAAGCTCTAATTGCAGTATTTCAATTTGTGTTTTAACATTCTGTAATCTTTGGTTAATGCTTTCAAGTTGTGAAAATATATCTTTTGCTCTATCAATTCTGTAATGCCATTTTTCAAGTTCCCAAGTTAAAGCGTGAAACATATCTAAATTTAAACCCTTATCGTAATTGTATAATGATTTTAATATCAAAGAAACACAATTGTATTTACCCTCTAATTTCAATAATTTATAAATCTTTGAGAATCTTTGATAAACAGTATTATTTTGTGTTAGTTCTAAATACTCAACAAAAAAATCATTCATCACACTATCTAAGCCTTTTACGTCTTTTAATTCCTTTGTAAAGTATTTTAGTTCGTTAGTTTCAAGATACTTTTGAAAGTTCCAAAGTGGCATTTCATTACACTTTTTATAAATATTGACGGATGTATTTATCCAGTTCAGGTTTAATAATTTCATAATTAAGTTTTTGTTGATTATCATAATTCAATCCAAAAATATTTTTACCATATTTTCCAATCAAATCGGGTGTTTTTGTATCGTTTGAATCAAATGTAAGTATTAAATTTTCTTTGTCTACTTTTAAATAAAAACCTCTATAAAAAGATCCTGAATAATTTAATGTAGTTCGGTCATAAGGTTGTCCTAATAATTGTTTTATCTCTACCGTAAAAAATGAATATGGTTGTAAGTCTAATCCCAAACTGTCCTCACCTTTTGCATATAATTGAGCCTGTCTGTTTAAGTCTATTATTTCGGCTTTATTTCTATTGATTATACCTTCTGTTTGTTGTGGAATATTATCCCTAACATTTTTAACAAAGTCCATATAATCTTTAATAGTTCTCATAATACAAAAGTACAAAAAAAAGCGCACCTATTATGATGCGCTTATTTATAAAAACAATCTAAACTACTAAATTGCTGTTGTAGTTGCTACATTTGATTTGTACAATACATCAGATAAATTGATGATAGTTTTCAATAATGTAGTATCCCAAGTTTTCAAAGTTAATACTTTACCAGCAATGAATGAAGGAACTGTAAGAGTATATTTACCAGCTTCAGTTGTGCTTTCTACTAATGTTGTGATAGTTGTACTAACACCGTCAACAGTATAAAGCAAATCAGTTTTAAGCAATCCACTTAATGATACTTGATGATTGTCAGCTAATGTTTTAGCAGTGAAAACAATAGAAGTACCAGCAGTTGGAACAGTCATTGTAAATACTACATCATTAACACCATCTAAGTCCTCTTGTGCATTGTAGTTCAAATTATCTGAAGTAATCCAGCTTACGCGCTCGTCAAACTCTAATCTGTTAACCATTTGGAAAGTTACTGATTGAGCCGAAGCATCAGTACCGTTGCTCATAGTATATTTACCATTCTCAAACATACCAAGTGTGAATCCTTTAAACTCACCAGCTTTGGTTTGAGTAAAGATAGCATCACCTTTTGAATCAAACATAATCAAGTCATACTGTCTGTGAGATGACAAAGAAGTCAATGCTTTGTGAAAGTTAAGACCGTTGTCAAACATCACAGTATATTCGTATGGGTTTTTCCCTGCTACGATTTTCTCACCTGATCCAGCGCGTGTAATAATTGTATCTTCTGCCGTGTTGTCAGCTAATTCAATTACACCCTGTAAAATAATTAATTGCCCTTTTTGTTGCAATTCTTGAAGATAAGCCAATTCCAAAGATCGCGCGTTATCAAATTTAAGACCTCTTTCTAATAGACCAAGAGTGGTAACTCTTTTAATGTCCTGTTTGCAGTTTTTCAGACCTGTTCCTAAAACTTCTGAAGCTCCACAGTTTACTGAATTTACGATTGTAGTTAATGCCATTTTTAATTAAAATTTATAGTTTTTAAACAATTTTCTTTGAAGTAAATATCCAACTCTAAAACTATCACATTCCAATTATCAATGGTTTTTGCTGTTTTGCCATTGTCTTCAGAATAGTTTGATTTTCTTTGTAGTTTGTATTTCCCTTCCTTTATTTCTGTTGTTGTACTTCGGTCCAATGCCTTTAGTATATTTTCTGCAAGTGGATTAAGTACATCATTAAATTCTGTTTCCCAAATTATCGGGTTTGTGTTGGTTGTGTGTACTGATTGTTTAGCAATAATTAGTTTTACAGATTTTTCAACTCCTTTTTTAGAAAAGTTTCCATTCTCTTCGTTTTCAACTAACCATATTAATGGATATTTATTTGTTTGTTTTAATTGAGCTAAATACAAATTTAAACTATCTTGACTTCCCCAGTTGAATTTTGGTTTAAATCCTTGAATAGTTGGTAATTGTGCAAATAAATCTCTTAAATAATGCTCTACAATTATCATAATCCCATTTGATTTTGATTTCTAAAAATACTCATATTTGCATCAACATAAACAGTATCGTGATCAGCTAAAAACTGAATTAAACTAACATAGCCTAATTGTTCTCCACTTCCAAACCAATCAATCACTTTTGTATTTCCTTTATACCATACAGAAGGAAAGTGTGTATTTGTACCTTGATATTCAGATACAAAATCATTCCATACTGTTACCAGTCTTTGATTTGAGTTAATTGATTCAGCGTTTACAGATTTAATACTCTTTTCGCCTGTTCCTGTAACCATAGAAACGTTATCTTTTAACCAATAATAAAACACAAACTTTGCCATTAAAGACGCTTTAAATAAGCCATCTGTATGTTTTAAACCTTTCCACTTGTATAATTTGCCATCTTTGGTATATTCAACACCGTTGACAAAATCAAGCCATTTTTGAGGCGCTAATACATCAAGGACTCCGTTTGTAATCTTACTATCTAAATCTTTAAATAAAACGTACCCTAATGCACCTTGTAATAATTGCCTACATTTATCATCAATATATTGATTTAATACGGTTAAATTATCCGAGTCCATTTCGTTTAGATTTGGAATACTCAATTCTTTGATAAAATATGTTTGGTCAATTAAATACATTTATTTTTTGCTTTTTGGTTCGTAATACTTAGCCACTTTGTCAACATTTACTAAGTGAGAAGCGAGTTGGGAGTCACACTCCCAAACATCGCCTTTCAGTTTAGTTGCAAAGTCTTTGATAAACTCTACTTTACGCATTTATTAAGATGCTAATGTAGTTAATGCAGCAGAGATAGAAGCCACTTTTCTAAATCCTGTTTTATCAGCTTCTCTAACTAAGAAAGCTAATCTTTTACGAGCTTTCAAAGTCAACATATCTTCTGCAAAATCAGTACCGTTAAATCCTTTAGAAACAACAACTCCGCCCATTTCATAAATACGTGCGAATCTTGAATCACCTAAGTAAAGAGTGTTGGCTACTACGTTGTTATCTTCTACGATGTTCAACGCTCCAATACGTGGATCATTAAAGTTGAAAACATAATTGTAAGTACTATCTTTTTTCAATTTCAATTTGTTGATATCTGCAATATTCATTGCTACGAAATCAGGAGCATATTTAGCACCACCAACAGAAGTAATATCTTCAGTTACTTTTGCAATAAGGTCATAAATATTAGCATCTGTAATTCCTGAAGCAGCAGCAGTATAAAGAGGTGATGAAGTGATTAAACCTTTCAAGTTAGTACCCGTGTTATCACCCACTACGATTTGAGAAGCAACTTTATCCAAAACGTTAGCCTCTAAAAACATATCCAATTCAGCAGCAGCCATAACCTCATCATTGAAAAACTCTTCAGATACAGGAAGGGAATCACCGATTTTTTGCAAAGCTAATGTATAACCTTTAAATTTAGCAGTACTTTCAGCAAATGCAACACCTTCAGCAACAGAAGCGGCAGCTTTTACAGTAGTAGCCTCATCCCAGTCAACATAAGCAATAGTACCGTTATGGTTACCAGCTCCGACAGGAATTTTTCTGAATAGTTCGTAAAGACTTCTTTTTTTACGTTGCAATTGACCAATACCATCAACTAACTCAACGTGTGGATTTGTAGCGATAGAAGCTCTCAAAGTATCAGCTTTCAATACTACTTCAGCATTTCCACCTTTTGCGATGTTTTTTAATGCTTCTTTATTTTCTTTGATTTCTTCTACCAAAGTTTTTACAGTGATTGACTGTGTTCCCATTTCTTTTAATTGGTTAACTTGTTCTTGTAAATTTTCGAATACTGATTTTTCAATCGTTTCTTTTCCTTTTAAAGCCTCTAATTCAGCTTTTAATGTAGATACTTCAACATCCTGTGCTTTGTATCCTTCAACTTTTGCGCTTAATGCGTCTAATTGTTCTTGTGTAATCATTTTTAAAATTTGTTTAATAATTGGTTAAATTCGTTTTCATTCATTTTTTGAGTAACTTCTACGGTTGGCTCATTTTCTGAAAGTGTGTGAACGGCTTTCATATTATTTTCTAAGGTTGGTGTAATTGGATTAGATCCTATAACAACTGCACTACCTTCAATTAATTTAGCTTCTAAAACTGCCCAAAAATAACCTTTTTCCATTGCTGTATCTTGATTAGCAACCTCAGGAAGGTATTTATTCCAGTTCTCATATTCTTGCGTACTTGCTGGATTGTTAGCGCAAAGTACAATTTTAACATAAGACATTCCCACAGAATGATTCTTAACAAAGCCTTTCGAATATTGCTCATACATAAACTCGTTACGATCCTCTTTTACTTTGCTTTCAAAGATTAAACATTCTGTTTTACCTTCGTAATTATACCCTAATTGTTTAAAAGTAAATTGTTGAGTAAAAACATTTAAGTCATCACCATCGGAAATAATTTTGTCAAACTCCATACAATGCTCCTGCAAATGTACAATATTTTTGTTTTCACTAATAGACTTATTCCACAATCCTTTGATATGTACATCACCGTGAGAGTCTAAAAAGTTAGTTGAATTAATAACTACTTTTACTTTTAGTTCTTCTTCAGCTTCTTGAATTGGCGTATTATTAACAATTGCCTTTGTTGTTTCAATAGGACTAAAAGAAAATGTATCGGCTTTTTTAAATGATGCTTTTTTAAATGCAATCAGCTTATTTTGATTCTTTACGATAAAATCAATTTCCTGTTCTTTATTTTCGAACGATGGTATCTTCATTTTTTTTATTTTTTTTTAGTTCTTCTATTTCTTCTTTGGTTATCATAATTCAGCTATATTAATATTATTATCATTTGCTAATATTTGATTTTCTAATTTTAACTTAATAACCTCTTGACGTTCCTTTTCAAATACTTGGTTGAAACTTAAATGCTCCCAGCTCATAATTAATTCAGGATAATTAAACAAGTCCTCTAATGAATCAGTCAACATTTGCCCTTTAGGCTTTAAAACATATTCAACGTGCCTATTTACTGCCTTCTCTTGATTTTCGTATGTACTGCCCTTTAAGTTAGCTTCTAACACGTCACGTGGTATTCCATACATTGACCCAATCATAAAATAGTCATTATAGAAACACTCATCTAATTTTAAACGTGCAATGTCATCAACAAAACGCTTTATATCAATAGGCTTTTTAATAGCGTGAACGTTCTTATTCCCTCTTACAACTCCTTCAATATTTCTTTTTTCTGTATCGGTCATATTAACCGATTCTAAACTTTCACTCTTTGCGCTTGCTATAAATTTCTGGCTAAATTCTAAATTAATAGATTTTGCATTTAGTGCGTTTTCTGAATTAGAAATAACTTTATATAACGCGTCAATTCTTGAAACCCCTTTAAAACTATTATTTGAAACGGTATTAGTAAGATCGTAAAATGGTGTAATTTCGCTAATTGGTATTAACTTTGAAGTATTACCAAAACTATATTTAACAGTACCTTTTAATAAATCTTTATAAGTTACATTTGATAAAACAAGGTTGTTTAATTTATCAATTAAATTACTATCAAAATCAAGTTTAGCAGGATTAAGCCATTGAATAGGTGATGTTTCATTTAATGAATTGTTAGGAGTCCAAAGATATGCAGTACCTAATTGAACAAAAAACATATAATCCCAAAGAAATTGAGTCCAGTTCTGTTTAAAGTTTGGTTTTTTTCTTTGAGTGTAAAGAAAGTCCGTTTCTGTTGGTGTGTTAATCTTACCTAAACTAAAAAGATCACAGTTTAATGCAAATACTTTTAACGCTGCTGGATTAGATAAAATAACATTAATTTTATCTTGATCGTTCTTAAACTTGTTTAGGTTTGCCTGTTGATTTATTACCTCGTAAAAGAAATTACCGCTTAAATCTCTCTCGATTGTTTGCGGTGCGTTACTTCCAAAACCTATATTAAAATTAAAACCCATTAATTTATTTTTTACAAAGATACTAAATATTTTTTATTATATTCATTTCGAATAGTTTTTGCGTAATATATTCGGTGGCATTGATTAGGTGATCATTTCCGTCCTCAGGTTGCTCCAAAGTAACTCCGAACCTATCTTTCTGGTAACTATAATTTTCTTGCTCAAATTCAAGGTTTTTTGAAGTGGATGTATAGTAAACATTTAAACTTTGCATAGTTCCAATTCTGTCAATTAATCGAGTTTTTCCACCTACAGATATAGCGTATTCCCAACCTGACCGCCTTAAAGCTATTATCTTACTTGGCCTGTTGCTATCACATACAATTGTTTTATCTTTTGGTATATTTAGTTTTGTAAATAACCAACTTACCAAACCCTCATCGGATTGTGCGTTTATTTGATGGTTTTCAGTTGTTGTTAATGTTTTTCTTATTTCATTTTCAGATTTATAATTAATTTCATGTACATATAAATTGCCATCGTGGTACTTAACCTCAACAATTGCAAATGGATCTACTAAACCCCAATCACAACCATAATAAACCGTTTTATCAATTTGTAAGTATTGAAAGTAATCAATAGGCTTCCAGTTGTATATTCGCCCTTGTTTTTCAGCTTTTAAGCCTAATCCGAATACTTGCCAGTTATATTCATTTGCAGTGCCTTGACTTATATTATATTCAGTAGGTTCGTATCCTAATATTTTCTTTTTTTGTTCAATTGGTATAAAAGGATTGTCTTTAAAAGTAGAGTGAATAACAATTGCATTATCTCGCTTCATAACGCTATCTGCCCAATGGTTACCAACTGGATTATAATCCATAAAAACAGCTTTAGAGCATCTCATATCTAACTGATCAAATGTTTCTTTAGATAATTTATAAAACTCATTAAACCATAAATAATCTGAATGGTATCCCATTACTTTAAGTTCGTCATCTGTACCCTCTATAAATATCTGTGATCCGTTTGGAAATGTAAAAAACGATTCTGACTTATTATAAACTACTTTATCCCAATTCTCTAATGTTGGATAATACTTTAACATATCCTGTAAAATAGTATCCTTACAATCCTTTTTAGTAATCCTAAAAGCTGCTAATTTAATACGCTCATTTGACCAAGCTAAAAGCCAAAACAATTGTAAAATACTAAAGGTCTTACTCGAACGAGAAGACCCTGAATTTATAATATATTTATATTTTCCAGTATTTAATGAATTATAATTTTTCTCAAATACCGTAGTTGCTTTAATCCTCACTTGGTTTGATTATTTCGATTTGTAAGGTTGTATTTTGTATTTTTTCACCTCCAGAGGTTACATCTGTTTTATCACCAAACACCTTAGGGTAAAACTTTGCCATTTTCCATTTTAAAGTTTGAACTAATGTATTATATGTTGAAGCATCAATTTCCTTAGCTATTAACATATCTCTATAATCATCCATTTCTTTTTCTAATGCTTCCGCTTTATCCTGTTGACTGTTTATATACAACGTTCGTAATTCTTCATTATCTCGCTTCCAACGTCTGAAAGTTGACCAACTTGGGTAATTGTTATTTTTATCTAAAATACGCATTATATTGTTTCCTTGCGCTACTTCTTCGCAAATCTCAATACATAATATAAAATTATATTCGGTTAATCGTGCCATAAATACAAAGTTACAAAATTAATTACAATTTTCTCTTATTCTTTTTATTTCATCATCATACTGTTTTTTAATTTGTTTAATAGCTGTTTCACTATTTCCAGTATAATGATAAGCCTGTTGATATTTATTATAAGCCGCAGATTCTAAGTCATCACAATTTTTCGAGCAGCTTGTCATTCCAACAACTGCTAAAATCAATATTAATTTTTTCATATATACTTATTATTTTTTAAAATATAAGCTACTAACGAAAAAAAGATACCCATCATAAACCCTATAACTATTCCTTGTGCAAAATCTTCTATCATAATTTTATGCTTTACTAATTAAAAAATTCCATAACCAAATCGCTTTTGGTCTTAAAAACTCGTATGCTATCCAAATTAAAATATATTTCATAAATTTTTATTTTTAATTCTGTCCCTAATATTGTTTAAATTTGGGACTAAACTTAATCAATTATACATAAATAAACAGAATCATTAGCAACGTGCTGAACTCTCATTAAATCGCCCTCACTTGGCTTTATTCCTTTAGTAGTCAATACTATTGTTTTATCTAAATGTTTATGATTTTTCATACCTAAATGAAACATTATAACCCCTACCGATGCTATCAAAATAGCTATAAATACTACTCGCATTTTTTATACGTTTTTATTATTATTAATATTATTATTATCATTCCAAAAATAGCGCTATAAAGTGGTAAAGTTGGAATACAATCTTTGTGGTTTGGATGCTCTATGCACCAACAATTACTTTTAGGTGGGCAAGGTGCTTTCATCTTTTAATAATTTTCTTTTAATGTCATTTACTTTCTCTCGATTAGTACCTCTATCATAATAGTATTTTAAAATC